GTTTATCACACTATGAAGGAAAGCGAAGCCTAAATATCAGTAAATTAGGTGTCTATATCAGATTTACAAGGAATTACAAAATGTTCATAGGTGGTTATTGATGATTATTTTTTGAAGATTTATGAACCAATATTGAACCAATGATAATATAAGCCTATGAACTTTCAATTCCAATTAAGAGACTATAAAAAGCAAAATGGCACACAAGCAGTGCGATTGCGATTCTTCACCTCTTCTAAGGATATTCAGTATTTAGATACAGGCGTTTCAGTACTCAAAACTCAATGGGACGAAAAAAAGCAGCAAGTGAAAAAGAACACACTTGAGGAACAGCTTAACGCCTCGCTAAATGCGCTTCTTAATGAGGTGAAAATGCTCTATTACAAGAATGAGGGCGTATCAGCAAAACGACTGCTGCAAATCTATAAAAATAGTAAAAAGTACGATAGTTCTTCAATGTTAGACTTTTACCAATCTATAATTGATGAAACAAGAATGAAAGAAGCTATAAGAACGGCTAAAACATATCAGCGTTACCTTGATAAACTACGTACTTTTTCCTCTTATCTTAGTTTTACTGATATATCCCCCCTATGGGCAAAAGACTATGAGCTGTGGCTAATGAAACGTGGCAATAAACCTAATACCATAGCCTCTAATTTTAAGTGCTTAAACGCAATTCTCAATAAAGCCGTAAAACTGGGACTTATTGAGAAAAACCCCCTCAAAGGGTATGAAATTAGGACTGTGAATACCAAAAAGGAAAGCCTAACTATTGAGGAAATAACCCTTTTTGAGCAGTATGATATAGCCCCACGCTTCAAATCAATGGTTTTAGCTCGTGATATGTTTCTTTTCTCATTCTATACAGCAGGAATGCGTTTTAGTGATGTATGTAAGCTGAAATGGGAGAATGTAACCAATACCGAAATCGTTTATACAATGGGCAAATCTGAAAAAAGGGCTGGGGCAACAAGATACATTCCTATTACCCCTAAATTGTCTGCCATATTGCAGAAATACAAAGCTAATAAAAAGTATGTATTTCCTGTTCTTGATAAGTGTAAGGATAAAGACATTGAGGGGATAGAATATACAATTTTTATAGCCAATAATAAGGTAAATAGGGCTATAAAGATACTTGCCGAGCATATAGGTATCACTAAGCACGTTTCAATGCATATAGCCAAACACTCCTTTGCAAGTTATGCAGTAAAAAACGAAGTAGATTTGTTTCACATCTCTAAACTGCTGGGACATACTAAGCTATCAACTACTGAACATTATCTGAGGGACTTTTTCCAAAAGGAACAAGCCGATGTAATGAATAAACTATTTGGAAAATAATTTAAAAACACCAATAACTAATGAAAAGAATTGTATTATTGCTAATGGCAGTCCTCGCTATGGGGTGCTCTAAGAGTGAGGATAAAGAAGAAGATTTTAGCCAATATAAACTGAATGTCCCTGAATGGTTAGTGGGTGAATACAAATACACTTCACCTTGGGGAATGACACAAGAAATTGCATTTTCAAAAACCAATTATCTATTGACGAACAATGGTAAAAGTTTTTTTGAGGATTTTAAATCCCGACTGATAAGTGAAAATGAATATTCTTTTATGAATTATAAAGTGTATTACTTTATAAGCTATGCAACACAGACAAAAAAGTATTTAAAATATACTTTTGAAATGAAAATTAAGGAGTGCTCCTTTGAATTGAATGGTGAAAAATTTAATTTATGTACTGAAGAAAATAAAAATGATAGAGAGATTAGACGTGTATTTGAGGAAGTAACAGAGAGCGGTAGAACAATAGAAAAAATATCTGATAATACATACACTTATAAGAAGTTGAAATAATAAAAAGCCCCAATTAAGGGGCTTTTTTATGTTCTTATCTTAATGCCTTTCGTAGTAAGCTCATTAATGCCAGCCTTCATATTAGCAATGTCCGTCTCTATCTTGTTTAGCTTATAGGTATTAGCTTCTATACCCGCAAGGTGCCTTAGTTGTTGAGCAGCATTGGTTTGCATTGATTGGTGCATTTCCTTAATGAAGTTAGCCGTTTGTAAGGTGGCATTCTTTATCTCAGCACTCAATTGAGTTTGCAATCTGTCTTGCCCTAACAATTCGTCTCCTGTGTCTTGGCTCATTCGCATATATCCTTTTTCTGTAGCCTTGCGTTGCTCATTAAGGAAGTCAAAACCTAAACCGCTGCTCATAGCATTCCACTTCTTCAAAAACTCTTGCATTTCACCTATTTTGCCTTTCATAGCATTGCCAAAATCTCCTACAAGTTTAGATGATTGTTCCGAAAAGACTTGACTATTACCCTTGCTATCTTTACCTGCCTGAAATAACTTCGCTTGAAAATCTTTAAAAGCATCTGCTACATATAACTCATATACCATCTGCTTTCCTAATTTGCCTATTATATTTCCTACTGATTTAGCAAAACTTTCAAAGGCATCTTCTCCATTCTGTAGTGCTGTATATACGCTATTAGTAATGTCCTTGCCGAGTTCTCCAAAGGTACTCTGTATATAGTCTTCAAACTTCTTTTGAGACTCCTGAGCTCGTTCGTAACTGTCAATAATATCTTGTAAGGCTTGTTTTCCGCTGTCTCCAAATTCCCTATTATTTACAATACTTTTAGCTAATTCGGCATTAAATTCACCATTGGCTTTTATCAATTCAGGATAAACATCTACAACACTTTTCCAAACAGTATTAGATTCTTTCCACCACAAAGCCCCAGTGGTATAGCTGCCGTCTGCTATCCTTATCTTTTCAAGTTTGCTTTGTTTTGATGCTAATTCTAAAAAATTTAAATACCCATTGGCAAAAATATTAGAATTTTTCTTTAGATAGTCTCTTCTTTCTTTGGTAAGACCGCTTGTGATATCTTTTTGTAAGCTGTTCCATTGGGTGCTGTATTCTTTTAAATAGCCAAGAGCGGTAGCCACTTCTTTTGTACCAAATACAGAAGTGTTTTCCTTGTGTAGCATTCGCTCTTCGTACAAAAGCCGATTGTATTCGCTTTGCTGATTTATCTTAGAGTTGGCTATTTCTTGCAACTTCTTTTCGTGTTCCATACGTGCTTTGGCTGCATTTTCAAACCCTGATGTAACTAACCCTACAACTGCTCCAATTGCCGCTCCCCAAGGACCTGCTGCGCTTCCCATTTGGGCAAATGATGCAGTTCTGTTGAGTACGTTACTAACGTTTTGCATTGTTTGCCCTATACGCTTCAGGCTTTCGTTGCCTGAGCTTTGTCCGAGTTTTTCAAATTCTTGTCCTAATTGGGCAAACTCGCCTGTAATAGATTGCGCTGATGATAGCATACCATTGAAGGCTTCTTGCCACTCGGCTGTATTGGGTTTGGCGTGGAATAGCTTCTTAATATTCGTGCCGAGATTGCCAAAGGTGGTGTCGCTACGGTCGGCGGTGTCTTTTGTTTGTTCTAACTGCTGACGGAGGTTTTTAATAAACTCTACATTGGCATTGTCGCTCATATCAAGGTTGCTTGCTAAGGCATCTATCTCTTTTTCGGCTTCTAAAATGGTCTCACGTATTTCCTTGACGGTCTTTTTGCGCAGGTTGTCGAACAACTTCGCAATGGCTGTACCTTCTTTTTTGTGCAGTATGTCCAACTTTTTGAGTTCTCGTGCCTTTTCGTCTTGTGCCTTCTTCACTTGTGGAGCGTCTGCCCCTAATTTGGCTTGTAGGGCTGCTATATCGGCATTGTATTTTTCCTCAATAGCTTTACGCTGGTCGGTGTAGGTTTGATACTTTTCTAACAGCTCCTTATACACTTGTTCCTGCTGCATACGTTGGTACTCGGCATTGGAGGCTAAAAGGTTCTTTTCGTTTTCGGCAAGGCGGGCTTTTTCGGCATTGATGGCTTCGGTGTTGGTGTTGAAGTCCTGCCCTTTTTTCCATTTGCCCGCTGCTGCGGCTTTTTGCTTTTCGTTCTCAATGAAGGCGACTAACTGGTCTTGCGAACGCCTTCTTATCTCTTCTTCTTGCTTGTCGTATTCTAATTGTATGATAGCAAGGCGTTTTTCAGCCCCTTCTTGCATTATTTTAATGCGGGCTTCTTCTTGCCTAAATAGGTCATCTTGGATTTGTCGCTGGTGGTCTCTGTTGGCTTTTTCGGTGTCGAACTCTGGAAGAGTTTCTTTTTTGGCTTTTGTTGTGGCTTTTTTGCTTTGCTCGTTGTACTCGCCTTTTAGCTTTTTATCAATATTCTCTTTTTCCTTTTGTAGTTTGTCTAATTCGTCTTTGTCGTTTTGCGTTTGACCTCCTTTTGATTGTATAGCACTTATTTTTTCTGCTAATTCCTTTTGTTTAGCAAGAAGCCCATTACGAGTGTCTATGACTTTATTGCGTTCTTTTTCTGCTTCTTCTAATTGTTTGGCTTTGCTAATGATAAGCCCTAAATCGGCATCAGAAAAGTTTTCATAGCCCGTAGTGGCAAGCGGCGATAGGGTGGTTTTGCGTATATCCTGTTTTTCGCCTTCTTTTAAAAGGTTTTGGTTTTTAGCCTGCTTAGCGTTGTGCCTACGGTTGTATTCCTCAATCATCAGTTTGCGCTCTTTGGCTTGCTCATCGGCTGATAGTTCGGCTATATCATCAATGCGTTTGAGGGTAGATTGCCAAGCGTGCTGCTTGCTGGCTTTGTCTATCTGAATATTTACGGCTTGTATTTGTTCTTTGTAATTGGCTATATCTACGGGATTGGCTGCTGTTTTTAGTTTTGCTTCTAATCCATTTCGTTGTACTTTTAGACGCTCAATATAGGCTTTATCCATTTGGAGGTCTTTATTTTTCTGTGCGTTATTGACCTCTTTTAGCGCATTAGCAATGTTGCGAATGAGTTCCTCTTCGGTTTTGTACTTACTGAATATATCGGGGTATATATCTTTTAGCTTATTGAGGGCATTTAAGCGTTGCCCTTTGGCTGCATTTTCGTCTTTTACTACCTCGATGAGTTTGTCGATTTCGTTGCGTTCCTCTTGTAATAGGTTCTTTTGGCGTTCTTGTTCTTCGTTGAAGGCTTTTTGTGCTTTTTCGGCTATGGATACTTCTTTGTTGAACAATACCATATATGACACGAGCCCTACTAAGGCAGTAGCAACTAACACATAAGGATTGGCTTTCATAGCAGCATTGAGGGCTTTGGTGGCTGTTGTTGCTATATTGGTAGCGGTGGTTTGTATGCCTTTGGCGATGGCATCGGCACGAGCAGCTACTGCCCAGCTGCGTGTAAGGGTGATATTGACGATAACGGCGGCTCTGTATGCTCCGTAGGTGGTGATGAGCCCTGCGATGATTTTGCCGAGTGTTTGGTAGTTTTCTACTAAATAGGCTACTCCGCTAATAGCTCCTGATACGACTCCTTCGCTTGCCTTTCCTATTTCGTTGAGCATTTGGTCGAAGTTGTCTTGCAGGTTGGATATTTGTCCGCCTAATGACTTGCTTTGCTCTGCCATTAGGTTGAAGAATAAGCCGCCTTCGCTGGTCATATTCTTGATAACGGCTTGTACTTCGGGGAAACCTATTTTGCCTGCGCTAACCATATCTTTGATTTCGGTTTCGCTCTTGCCTACGACTTTACTTAGTTCGGCTATAATAGGGATACCGGCATTCATAAACTGGTATAGGTCGTTGGTCATTAGCTTTCCTTGTGCTTTGACTTGCCCGTATACGTGAATGAGTTGCCCCATAGGGACACCGAGCCCTGCGGCGACATCGCCCATACGGCGAAGGGTTTCGGTTACTTCCTCAGCGGGTACTTGAAAGGCGAGCAATCGTTTTGCTCCTTCGGATACTTCTTGCAGTCCGAAGGGGGTTTTAGCGGCAAGGTCGGTGAGTTGTGCCATTAGGGCATTGGCTTTTTCCTTGCTTTTGAGCATAGTGCCAAAGGATATTTCGAGCTGCTGAAATTCGGAACGTACGGCTATCATTTGGCTAATGAAGGATTGCGCGCCTTGCAGGGTGAAATAGGCGGTCGCACCTTTGAGGAGGGTTTGCCATACATCGGCTTGTTTTTTGCCTTCTTCTTTGACTTTTTCGGTGAGTTTTTCAAAGTGTTTTTTGATAGCCTCGACATCTTTTTGTATCTGTGATTGGTCGGCTCTTACTTGGAATAATAGGGCTCCGTCTTGTGGTTGCATATTATATGGGTGTTATAGTGATAATGCGTGATTATGGGTACATCACGCATTATTGAGTGAATTGTTTTATTCCTTTTAGAAAATCGGCATAGGAGGTGCGTGTTTCTGATTTCTGTGGGGCTTTTTTAGTATCCTTGTCATAATCATAAGAGGGGATAACGGCACTGTAAAGCATTACATTGGCATAGCTTATTTCTTTCAGCACGTAGTTGAAGGTGAGTCCGTACTGCTTGGCGAATGAGCCTACAAGTCCCCAGATGCTGTCGTTTCGGTCTCCACTTCCTTCGTTGGCTTGGTTATCATCATTCCTTTGAGGGAAGTGGTAATGACGAAAAAAGGGCGTATATCCATTTGTCCTAATACTTTAAAGAAGGCGGCTGATACTTCGGTAATGGGGGCGTTAATGAGTTTTTTTGCCAGCAATTCGCCTTTGGTTACATTCTTCTTTTTGCGCCAAAACTGCCATTTAGGATAGGTAACTATTTGAGTAAAATCTTTGCCTAATAAGATTACTGATATAGCCCACGCTATATTCTCATATTCTTCGGCATTGTGTATGATTGAGCCTAATATATTAGTCTCATTAATAGTGTCGGTGGGTATTTTGCTTATGTACTTTGAAGCCCTTACGAGTGTAAAAATAGAGGGCGGAGCGACTTGGTACGCTTCGCCCCCAATGGTTACCGTTGTAGGTTCTTCAAGTAGGGTTTGTGCTACTTTTTCCTCCATAGGTTACGCTACTTTTTCGATTGAGAAATATCCCTTACCTCCGTCAATAGGAGTGATTTCAATGTCTATATTGTAACCACTTTCTTCGTCATAAGTAAGTGTTCCAGTCATAGAACAGTAGAATATATCCACTTTTTCAGCTCCTGACACTTTAGGAATAATAGATGCTGAAAATTTCTTTTTAGAAACAAAAGACTTCATAACGAGTTTGTCTCCTACTTCTTCAATATCCCAAATCTCAGAAAGTAGTGCCTTACTAAAGTTTTTTACAGTACATTTAAACTTGTAAGTGGGTTCTCCTTTCATTTGGTCAATGACTTTTCCACCAATAGCGGTGTACTTGTACTCCTTACCATCTTCTTTGTCTATACTGTAACTGCCTTCTTTTACAATTCCTAATGTCTTAAGGACAGTACCCATAGCGCCACCTGCTCCTGGCGCACCAAACTTAAATTCTATTTCGCCCCAAGCGGTGGCGTTATTGTCTGTATATGCCATAATTTTTAATTATTAAATGTGTTATACCTAAATTTTACTTTTGCGTTGATGAAAAACTGCTTAATATCCGTATCCTCAAAGGTTTGTATGAGCTGGTGCAATGTTAGCCTATAGTTACGAAGGGCTGTTTTAGACTCCTCAATGATAGGTATTAAAGCACGCTCGATAGCATCACAACGTACAAAGTTTTTCCTATACTGATTATCGTTATTTTTGACCGTAGGAATAAAGATATTGATGTTAATTACCCCCGTTTGGTATTGACCATCTAATCCTGATAGGAACGCTATTACACAATCCTCTTTCTGTGAGTTCAACGGACGCACCCCAAATCTGTACGTCTGACCATTTATAAGGGGATTTATCTTGTCCTTGAAATACTTGTAAACATCGCTTTCTATTTGTGAGGCTGTTTTTTTCATTTTCTATTTCTGATGCTGTTTTTTTCATTGCGATAATGCTTTTAATAGTTTTGGAACTTCTTTTTCGGCTAATAATTCAGCTGATGAAAGTACATTGTAATTGCGTGCTTCTACATAAGCAGCATACTTCATTCCTGCTACTACTACCAATACAAAACCTTTTGGATATTGAGATATTACTTTATTGATGAATGTTTCACCCTCTTTTTGTCCATTACCACCTGACTTTGTGAGTTTAAAACCTCCTTTTTCAATGGGTTTGCCGTCTTGTAGTACTACATAGCCTATTGAGGAGCGAAGGTTACCCGTTTGGTCTTGGTAGCTGCCATTTGTTCGTGCTTCATTGATACACTTTTCACCTACAATACGAAGAATACGAACTATTTTCTCTTGGTATTTGGCTATCTTTTCTTGAAGCATACGCTCAATATCATTAGGGGTGAATTGTGGTGTTATCATACGAATATACGGCAGTGAAAAAGGTCTTTTGAAAATCGTATTACTTGCTTTTCAAGGCGAATATTTCCCTCTAAATCTACTACTTGCAAGGTTGTACCCGCTTCTATTTTTGGTGTATTTTTAGGGGCATAGACAGTAGCAGTACATTCAAATATTTGTCCGTCTACTTTGCTTATCTTTTGCCCCGCTCCTGCTATCTCATCACGACATACGCCTATTTCTTGCCACTCGATAGGGTCGCTTGGATAGATAGGTATGCCATTTTCATCAATAGTAGGGGCTTGCGATATTTTCACCTTCAATAGGTACGGGTATATTTTCATTTCCTTGCAGTATTTCAGAATAAATGGGTAATATCTCTTACAGTGGCTTTTTCCTCCAACAAATTCACCCTACCGAGCTGCTTACAAAGTAAATTGTAAAAGGCAATAATAGCCGATTTGTCGTAAGAAAAAGATAAACCACCCTCAGAAAAGGATACTGGGCGCAATAAGAGTTCAGGAATAAGGTTGTAGAAAAACAATTTTGTCTTTCGTTCGTTCTCTTCGTTGAACTCATCAGAAAGCCCCAATCCTACTCGCTGCATTTCGGCAATGAGTAGGGTTGTGGGGTATTCTACGTTCCAAAGTTTGAGTTTTTCATCTATGTACGCTTGTGCAGTCATCTTAGTACTTCGTTTTGATGATGAGTTTGCGCTTAGAGTCGTTCAATACTGGCGTAGCGAACGCTGTGGCTTTGGTAGATACTAATATAGGGTCTTGATGCCCAAAAGTATTTACCAAAATGAAGCTATCCTTAATAGATTTGCTCATCACATCGGCAAAGTCCATTGTGAACTCGGTGGTAGTGGTGTATTGAGTACTACCCAACAATGCTGAAGTAGAGAATAATATGTTACCCTCTTCCCAACCATTAGCCACTATTACTTCTCCATTTTTGCCTTCAAAGCTGATAAAAGACTCCCATACTTTGATAATAGGCAATCCACGTTCAGCAAGCTCGGCATTGAGTTGTTCCAAACGTACATCAGGCAAAATAGTAGTGTTGTTGATAGGAATACCTAACACAAATGCACGTGTGTTTTTGTTCTTCAGCACCTGATTGAGAGTGGCACGGCTCATAGTGATAGTGGTATAACTATACCCTTTGCCTTTGGCTTCCTCTTGGTATTTTTCGATTTCCTCAATAGGGTTCGCATCCGCATCTGCCCATTTTTTGAGGGCGTTTTGTGTTTTCACCTTGAAGTCTACCGATACATTCACAACTCCACCATTATTGGTAGCGGTAGTTTTGTATTTACCAGTAGATACAAGTTGTTTAGCCATCCACTCCATACGAGCATTGATACCGTCAATACAAAAACGAGGGTCTTCGTATATCTTTTCAATAAGCTGGTTTTTAATACCCGCATTAGTAGGGTTAGCATTTACCGCATAACGGAGTTGCTGAATGGTTAGGAGGTCTTTTTCGTTCAAATCACGGGCGATTTCCACCTTTGGGATTTCCCCCTTGATGTTTTCCACAAAATCACGCCCTTTGCGTGGTGCTTTTGAGCCAATAGCCACGATGTCCGCCATTATTTTAGCCCCGTCAGCCCCTTCAATATTAGAATAAGTAAGAAAAGGATTGTACACCAAAGGAAAATATTCGCGGTAGCGCAAATCTCCTAATGGGTAGGCTTGAATAATAGCATTCATATTAGCCTGAGAAAACTCGGTAATAATGTTGTTTGCGTTGATATTCATCTGCTTTTAATTTTTTAGGTTATTAAATGAATGAGATACGAGGCAAAGCGGTGCGTAGGAATGCCACGCCTGCTTTTTCTTTGTCGGGTAGCGCGTCTTTGCGTGCTGTTCCTGCCATAACGACTGCTACAAGTGGCATATCGTCAATAACTACATCGTGAGCGGTAAGCCCCAATGCTCCTGCGGTATTGGCTTGTGAAAGGTCTTCTTTTACAACCTTGAATGTACCATTAGTGTCGGGCATTACGAGCGTGCCTGCGGGGATAACTCCATCGGTAAAGCGTTCCTTAGCAGTAGTAGGGTCTATATACACCCCACCAGGATAGGTAACATCCAACTGGTCAAACACGACTATTTGGCGACCTGCTTCGTCTGAAATTTGGACTTGTTTCATAAGTGTTTACTGTTTTTTGAAAGTTTCGTTAATATACGCTTGTACATCGGCAGAAACGCCATTGTTGTCTTTTCCTGCTCCTAATACCGAACCTGATAGCGATGATAGTTGCGTATTGGTTTGTGCTTGCAAAAACGCTTGCTCATCGGCTTTTAGTTCGCTGACAAAGGCATTCATTTCTTCATCGTCTTTGAAAGTACGCCCTAAGTGGTGTTTGTAGAATGTTTCTGATACCCCCTGCGTTTTGAGTTGGTTTAGGAAACGTTCTTTAGCACTTTGTTGTAGCTTCTCTTCTTGAAATGCTTGAATAGCCTTACCTTGATTAGTAACAGCTTCCAAAATGTTTTTTGCCCACTCTGGCATTTCATCAGGTTTAGGCTCTTTTGGGGGAGTAGGTGGGTTTTGAGGTTTTGGATTAGATTTAGCCCTTTCTTCTTCAAGTTCTTTCTCTAATTTCTTGCGTGCCTCCTCTGCCTTTGTAAGGCTGGTACGCCCTTTATCGGCTACTGATTGCAATAGCTTAACTTCTTCCTCAACTCCTTTAACGGCGTTTTCAATTTCGCTTTCTTCTTTAACCGCATTCGCCAATCGGGTAGCGATTGCTTTTAAAATAGCTTCGTCCAACCCCAAGTGCGCATACTTGGTTTTGAGTGATTGTAGGATTTTTTCCATAAGATGTACAATATTTGTTTTTGCAAAAGTAGGGGGTAAAATGTTAAGTAATGTAAGGGTGGTTTGACAATTTTTTGACATTTTGAGGGGGGGCGTAAAAGGGGGGGCATAATGTGGTAATTTTGCGTTGTAAACCTTTAATTTTATTGTAAATGGAAAAGATTTTTATCAGAAACCTTAAAGGAAATGACAAATTGCTGCACTCTATGTGTGGTAATATTATTTTTGTCGTATCCTTCGTAATGGCTTGGCTGTGTTATTCTTTATGGGCAGCCTTTGGTATTGCCGTTGGTGTGGTGCTTCTTGTAGGACTTGTTAAAGAGTTGTACGATAAGTACGTAAAAAACACCTTTATTGATTGGTGGGATATAGTGGCGAGCCTTACGCCTTACCCTATTGTGAAACGTATAAACAGGAATGCTAATGGATAAGTTTATAAAGTGGCTGCTGAAAGCCAAAATAAAGATAGCTATATGGGCAACGCCTTTGGTATTGCTTTTCTACTTTGATGAAAGGATACATCTGAGGGATAGGGTGTATTACTTCTTTATTGCTTTCTTCAAGAGCGTGCCATTGCTATTGTTGTATGCCTATTTTTCGATAGATAGAGAACAAAATGCTATATTTTATGCAAGTATAGGAATGGTATTACTCCTCGATATGTTAGCTGGTGCTTGGTATCACTTTAAGAAGGGAGATTTTGATTTTGTAGACCTTTTTAAAGGGACAATTACTAAGATGTTACTTGTTGCAATAGCCTTTATTTCTCTATCAATATTAAATATACCTTTGAGCAGAACAGATGTAGGTAGAGCGTTTGAGATTACAATACAGATGATTTCGTTATTATACCCAGTGAAAGATATAGTGAAGAATCTTTTTGTTCTTTCAAACGGCAAATTTCCTCCTGAGTTCTTTATGAAAGCGCTCTATAACTATGAAAAGAGTGGAAAGCTGAGAGAATTTTATGAAAAAGTAAGCAATGGTATTACTCCTAACGAATTAAATAACAATAAAACAGACGAACAATAATGACACCGAAGGATTTTATAAAGCAATACAAGCCTTTTGCGCTGGAAACGGAGCGCAAAACGGGGATTTCGCACCTCTTCATTTTGGCACAAGCGGCGTTGGAAACGGGCTGGGCTAAGAGTGTGCCAGGGAATATGTTTTTTGGCATAAAAGCGGGTAAGTATACGCCACCTGAAAAGAAACAGTTACTAACTACAACAGAGATATTAAGTAGCCCTAATTTAAAGCACTTGTTTCCGTTGGTTATATCGGTGAAGATGTTGTCGAGTGGTAAATACAAGTATGAAGTCAAAGACTGGTTCAGGAAGTACGACACACCCGAAGGAAGCTTTACCCACCACGCTCATTTCTTTTTCCAGAACAAACGATATGCTAAGGCGTTGGAGGTAAAAGCAGACCCGTACAAGTTTGCTGAAGAAGTGGCAAAAGCAGGCTATGCCACCGCGCCTGATTATGCGGGTAGCCTTAAGAAAATTATCAAAATGATAGAAAGTTATGAATAGGATAATTATTGCATTATTGACTTTTCTTGCACTCATAGGGTGTAGAACTCGCAAAACAACAATTGAGGAGCAAAAGCGGGTGCAAAAGGAGCGTTTTATAAAGTACAAGGATAGTACGGCTCTTTTTCAGCACAATGCACAAACCTTGCAGCTTGATACGCACGCCTTGAAAGAATATGAGGTAACCCTTGAAAGTGATAAGGATAGCGCGGGGAATAGTAAGGAGTTGGTGTATTATCGTATTCGTGATGGTGATAATGAAACTATAAGGGTAACAGGTGGAAAGGTGAAGATTACGACTAAAAGCAGCCTTTCTAATAGCCTAATAGAGGCGAAGGCAACCCTTACTAATACGGTTATACAAAGCTCTAAGGAAGAGCGAAAGATAAGCGAGGCGATAACGATGGCTTATAAGACAAAAGAAGTGAAAGGAATAATAATAAGATGGTGGTGGTGGTGGATAGCGATTGTGCTATTGGTGGTGTGGATAGGTTGGCGGTATAAGGTGTTTCGGTTTTAAGAAAGTGAAAGAAAAAAGGCTATTAGCGTGGTGCTGATAGCCTTTTTTGATTGGTGAATAGTTAGCGATTTACTACTCCGCTTGGCTTTTATCATTCGTGATTTGACCATTGATAATAGCAGCGCAAGCCTCGTGAATGTGCTTGTAGAGTTCAATATCTGAGGGTTGGAAATTGTCGTTTTGGATATTGAAGCCTTGAGCGGTTGCTGTACCCTGAATGGGGGTTGCGTATTGGTTGCTATCGCTGGCACGAGTTGCTGAAAAAGCGACTGCTGTAGGGGTAGTGTCTTTTTCGTTTTCGTAGAAATAGGTGATAGTAACGCCTTGCACGGTTTCTTGTGCGGTAGTACGGGTTGTTTGTTGAATGATTTGCATAATATTGAATTGTTTTTGAGTTTTGAATTATTATCCTGTATATTCTATATTGGTTATTATACCATTGATTATGGTTATTCTGTGGTTACTAATTTCGTGTGTGTTGGTATATCCTTTTTGCCCTTTAACTATTATATCGCCATCTTCAATATTGAGGGCTATATTTTCTTCTCCGTTCATAGCTTTTAGTATAAGGGCTGTACTTTTTTCGCCTCTTTCACTCTCTAACTTCATAGCTGAATGGGTAGTGATACCAAATCCTGACGAACATACATATACAGCAGACTTATCAAATGTTTTAAACACATCAGGGTCATTTATTAGCACTTGTGTTGTGCGACTGTTTTCTCCAAATCCTAATGCTCTTATTAGTCCATCAGACGCTATTTTGAGTCCGTTGGCTTCTAATTTTGTTTCACTTGCACTTTTTATTTCAAAATTCCCTATTTGTCCGCTGGAGGCTTCTACGTGTCCTGATATATGGGCGTTAGTAGCGTATAGAGTGCCGTCTTGAAGTACTCTAAAAGGGGCATTGTTTCTATTTACATAATTACTACCTGCCCAAAAGCGTACATCGTTATTGGCTGCTCCTACACCCGTAATACCTGCTTGAACTCCTAAACTATTACCAACAATCATAGTACCTGTGGCTACTACATTGCCGTCTATTTTTGTGTTGGCAAGGAAGTTTGTTTTACTTACTACATCATCTACTCTTTTATCTGTATTAATGCGATTTTGAGCTTCAGCTGCAATGAGTGCATTGGCGTTGTTGATAGCGTTTTGTAGGTCTGTTTGAATGTCTGCAACTTTATTTTCTATGTCTTCAGGCGCGGGCGACCAATCTTCTGTTTGAGTACCTCTA